CGCCTCAACTTCAGCTTCTGTGGATGCCCATGTCCATTCAATAGCTTCATCCAATGTAGGGAACTTTTCACGGTCATAACACGCATCCATAAGAAGCGTGTACGAACCGTGTTGAAGCATGGTCAATCGTCCTGCTTTTTTGGCATAGTCGCCAAGGTTTCTTTTGTAATAGTGCATTAGTTGCTCCAATCAGCCCAACCTTGAACTTGAAGCACCAAATAACGCTCTGTATTGTTTGTTTTAGTTAGCCTATTTGCTTCACGCATAGCTTGATCGTGCGTGTCAGAAAAGCAAGTAAACCTAAAAGATTTGACATGGCGTGACTGTCGCATAACGACAAATTTGCCATCAAGATTTTCTAAGGGAGTTTCGCCAATAGGTTTGGCTTTTTTAAGAGATAGTGTTGCCACTTTTTTTACCTTACGTTATCGGTTGTCGTTACTGAAAACAATATCGGCAGGACGGTAACGAATCGTCTTTTCGGGAGCTACCCTAGCCGTGTTTGTAAAAATTATAGCTTAAACCAATCAGGTTTCAATTCTTTAAGCTGATAAATTCGTAAAGCAGGAATTGCCTTCCAATGGTAGATAGCGCCTCTGGTCACGCCTAAGAGCTTGGCTAACTTGGCTTGGCTACCTGCTAATTTGATTGCTTCTTCTTTGGTCATACATAGATTGTTGAGCTTTTTCAACATTTTAGCATTAGGGAAATCCCCTAGAAAATAATTTGTTGAAATACCTAGACAGTAGAGCTAACTCAACATACAATGCACCCATGCCCTGAACAGTTCGGGGTCTTAAGGAGCAGCAATGCAAGACATATCAACTAAGCAAATGGAGCTAGACCAACTATGCCAACTTCTTTACTCAAAAGGGTTCGAGGACACTTTGATAGACCGTATATCGAGCGTCATATTGTCAGACACAACATTCGGTCTTGGGTCGCTTCTGTTCGACACCTTGGTGACAAATGGCTCCTCGCAACCCCAGTTCAACGAAAGGAACAGCAATGAACTCCCTTTTTGAAACATTCCTGGATTACGCATTGGCTGTTGTCATTGCTTGTCTGTTGGCTTGGTTTTTGGCGGTAGCACTTGTATGACTGACGAACAAATTGCAAAACTGTATGACCAAGCCTTGATTATTGAAAACAATGGTGACTATGTTGCTGGCGAATTAGACCCCGTAAAGTTTGCCAAACTGGTAGCAGAGCATGAGCGTGAGGCGTGTGCAAAAGAAGCAGATAAACGACTGTATGACTACACCATGCTTTTATCAAACCCGCCACAAAACGGTGCGGCATGGAGTATTGCAAACGCTATTCGAGCAAGAGGTGAACCATGAAAACGAGTGAATTAACAGGAGCCGCCCTTGACTGGGCGGTGGCGAAGTGTGAGGGGGTGGCTTTGGTGTTGGCCCCGTTCACGGGTTCTCGAAACTTTGTGATTCTGGGGCAGAACATGAAGCCAACAATTGTAATGTATGAGCCCTCCCTTTACTGGGCGCAAGGTGGGCCAATCATTGAGCGCGAGGGCATCACGCTTGCATCACCAAACCCTATTGATTCTGAATGGTGCGCTATGTTGTGGGGGACGCAGGCAAAGCAATCAGGCCTTACACCCCTGATTGCCGCGATGCGGTGCTATGTCGCAAGCAAACTGGGAGATGAAATCAAACTGCCGGAGGAACTGAAATGATTGACGATTACGACTACGACATAGAAGAACTGCGCCAAGAGGTAGCTGCTGAAAAGCGTTACTACAACCAGCTTATTCGCCACCCTAACCCGCAAGACCCTGACTATCCAGAGCTAGAGGATGATGATGAGTAACTGGCCCTTTCCAACCAAATTACCGCCAAGCAAACCTGGAGAGCCTAAGTTCAATCCAGACAACTTTGAGGATGCACCGTTTTGAAAACACTTATTTGCATCTTTTGGGCAGCACTATTCTGGATAGGGTTTTATTTTGTTTTGTATGAATTTTGGAGATAACAATTGGTAGTGAAAGTCAATGCCATGTCTTTTGCACACCTTGTTAAGTTGTTGTTAGACGGTACACGCACAGCAGATGAGCTTGCCGAAGAATCAGGGCTACATAAGCAAACGGTTTATATCTACACCAGACAGTTACACAGTAAGAAAGCTGTGTTTATTGCTGATTGGGAGCAAGATCGCTTAGGTAGAGACTGCAAACCGATCTTTATGATTGGATGCAAACCTGATGCTAAACGTCACAAACTCTCACCAGCCGAACGAGCAGCAAATTACAGAGCTAGAAAAAACAAGTTAGCAACCCCAAGATTAGAAAGTTGGTTACATGAAAGCAGATAGTTATCAAATCGGTGGCACACATTACAAAAACATGGAAATTCAACCTTGGGCAGTAATGGAAGCAACCTTAACGCAAGAAGAATTTATTGGATTTCTGAAAGGAAATGTAATCAAGTATTCCATGCGTCAAGGCCACAAAGAAGGCACAGACGATGCAGCCAAAGCACATCACTATCTTGAGAAGCTGAAAGAAGTGCAAGGATGAGAAAGCAAACCAGACGCAAGGTCTATCAGTTGGTCAATCCAATTGAGTTTGCCATTGCAGGAGCCAAGATAACCGACAAGGAAAGCCTTGATTCGCTACGCATTAGAGAGCTTGCAGCCATAGATGCAATGAGCAAAGGGCTTGCAGGTGTAGAGGAATGGCGTGATCTTACTGAGATGCTCAATCTAGCCGAAACAATGGCTAAAAACGGCATTGGCCCTGAAGTGATTGAAACTTGCGATCTTGTCCAGGCTGAGTTACATCTAGCCGCTTTAAGGTATGAAAGAACTAAAAAGATGGGCTTAACTGGCGCTGGCCTGCAAGCAGTCAGAGATTTGTATGAGTATCACGATCTACAAAGAACCAGCATAGCTCGGTCTGAATACGAGCGAATGATTAAAAAAACCAAAGATTACATTTTGAGCAATGCGCCCTGTGTTTTACATATCAATTAGGAGTTGAAATGTTCCGCAAAAACGACCCCATTACGAGCAAACAAGCAGCAGACAAAGTGGATTTCAAAGCCAAGCACTACGACCAAATCCTCGCAGTTCTTGTGCTTAATGGCCCGCAAGGAAAAGACGGTATAGCAGATCGTTCTACACTTGACCCTAACCAAGTCGCTAGGCGTCTTAAAGAGATGATGCAACTAGGTTTAGTGCGTCTTACAGGTAAAACAGTTAAATCAAAATCAAATCGAGAGGAACGAGAATGGGAACTAGCCTAAAAACAGTCACAGTAAAGCTCAAGGTCACTATTAACAATGACGACCCTGACTTGATAGACAAGATTGCTGGACGGGCTTACACCATTTCTGGTGTTGTAGATGTAACTGCGAAACTAAAAAAGACCAATGAACAACAAGTTAAACAAAGCGCAACGAGCCTATCTAGCAATGGTCAAGGAGCAACCTTGCTCAGTGTGTGACTTGCCAGGCCCAAGTGAAGCCCATCACATAGAGCAAGGGCTTCAATATACCTGCGTTGCTTTGTGTCCAGACTGCCACCGAGGGTCAATGATGGGGTGGCATGGTCAAAAGAGAGCTTGGGCAATCCGCAAAATGAATGAGTTGGATGCCCTTAACGTGACGATTGAGAGATTATTCGCTCAACACTTCTAAAGCATGGTTAATGCGCTTTAAACGGTCATCTTGGCCCAATAGACCGCCGTTAATGCGCTTAGTCATGGTTTCGTATTGTTTTGTATCTGCAAGCTCGTTTAAGCCGTGTTTACGCCAAAACCAGCCAGCAGACAAAGCAGCGTATTGCTGACCAACAAGCAATTCAGGATGATGCAATAAATCAGCCTGCAAAGAATCACCACACAAAGTGTAATTGTCCTTGCCTGTCAATTGGATAAGGCCACGACCATGATACTTCCAGCCCTCGCCTGATTCTTCATTGCCGTTGCCCATGCGACCAGCATAGACCTTGTTTGCAATCTTTTCAGGTTTGTGAGCGTATTCATCAACATTTTCAGCATCAAAACGGCTAGGCCATACACGCATTAGAGCTTCAGGTTTGTAGTTGAGGTTTTCTTCTAAAACACGAAAGCCACCTGATTCATGCCCACATTGACCAATAAAAGCAGCTTTACGCAAGGCTGTATTGATCTCAAATCGAGCGAAAGTTTCTTGGAAGGGTTCAAACCATTCTTCAGGTATGTCAAGCTGGCGTAGTTGTTCGATGTTCATTTAATTTCCAATAGTGAGTTATATGCTGAGATACAAGCGTTCAATTGGTTGATTGCTTGGTCGCCTCTTTCTGTGATGGAGACAAGAGCTTCACTAACTCCTGCGTCAAGGTCGGCTCTTGCTTCTGTATTCCCGCTGGGAGAGGAGGAATTGTTGGACACTGAGCTACAACTGGCAACTGGGATTGACAGCCGCACAGCACCAGAGGCAAGATTATTCCGAAGCGTTTTAGCAGCTTGGTCAGCCTTGGCTTGCGTAGAGGCCAAATCGCTAGAAATCGAGGCAATTCGTTGATCTCGGTCATTAGATATTTCCTTTGCTTTCTGGTTAGCCGCCTCTAGTGCAGCCTGTGCTATTGCACGTTCTTTGTCAAATTCTGATTGCTCATGCTCATAAACAGCCACAGCAACAACCAACCAGCTTACCAATATAGCAATTAGCTTCCACGGTATCATCATTTTGGCTGCTCCTCATGATTCTTAGCAATAACTGTGCTGACCATGCCCAAACCCTTTTCAGAAGCAATGCCACCAATAGCGCCAACAATCAATAGCACTATGTCATTAAGCATCTTTGTATAAGCCTGGTCAATAGGAGCCATTGCCTTCATTGGCTGCTCAACAAAGGTCAGGGAATAGAGCATCATGAATGTGATGCACACAAACACAAAGACCACCGAAAAGACCACAAAGGCCCACATTCGGATTTTAATTTCCTCTGGTGTCAGGCGCATTTGGGAGGTTTTTCTGGAGAATAGGAGCGACCAAATACTCGGGGCAATTTTGTGCGAACTCACAAACTGGCCTTTGGCATTTCGCAGCCGTAAATTGGCTTGGGATTTGACACTGGTATCTTGTTCGGTCATCGCAACCAAACAAACTAAGAGTGCTTGCGAACAGAATGGCTATTCTTTTTAGCATAGTCAATTGATTCCTGCACAAACAGATAGCCAACGTAACCAAAGACAACAACCAGAACAACAATCAGACCAGCAATAAAGAATTCTTCTTGCTCCTTTTTCTTGGCGGCTGCTCGGTCTTTGGCTGCTTGCTCTGCAAACTTGTCGGCCTTGTCCATTTGCGCTGTGCGCTCTTTGATTTTATTCCAAACGTCAATTTTGCCAGCTTGCATAAACAGCATTTGAAGCTCACCCTCAAATTGCCGTGTTTGCTCTAAAGCCATCTCAATCTGGATAGCAGTTCCCATGTTGGAAGCCTGACCAGAATCTTTGGCTTCCTTAACTGCTTGAACAGCGTTGCTCTTAGCATCAAAGTATTTTCCCAACACAGGGCCAAGCGAAGCAACATCGTCTACCGTTGAACTCATCTTTTTGACGAGTTTAACGGCTGACTGTATCGCTGCTAGAGCTGTGATTGGGTCAATCATTACTTTTTCCAGTTAGTCCATACAACACCGACAACGCTAAGGAAGCCAGTGATATAGAGCATAGGCTTGGCAAGTGAAGCAATCATGTCAATGACACGCATAGCGCCCTTAAATGCTTGGAATGTGTCTATAAGCTCTTTAGTGTTGCGGTCAATGGAATCGACCTTAGCTTCAACTTCTAGCAAGCGTTGATAGATTTGCTCATGGCTGATTGGCGTTTCCATGATTAAGCCTGTGGTATTGGATTTTCTTGTGCAGCTTTGTAAGCCGAAATTATTTCAGGAGTATGCACCAAAGCGCACACAGATTGCACCTTAGCTTCTTCTGCGCTGTAATCATCGCCAGGATGAAAGTAGTTACCTTTGATCTGTTCAGCAAAAGGTTTGCCGTCTTCAGTTACAGTCACCACATAGCGCACAGCGACAGTATGGTCAGCTAAGACTTCAATGCGGTCAACAACGGTTGTTTTTTCAAACATGATTAGCCTTTAATAAGATGGATACCATTTTGAATTAGCCGCGTCCCAAAATAAAGTCAATGCTTTGTTAGGAACGGCTGTTGAACCCAAAGCAATGTTTCCAGAAGTTGTAGTAGTCCATGCGCCAGTTGGAATCAAAGTAATCTGGCCACCACCAATAAGCCATGAAGGAACTGTAATTGTGTTAATAGCAGTCGTGCCAGTAACATAATTAGTTGGGTTTGTTGGATTTATTGTGGAAGCACTAGCAATGGTTGTAGCAGAAGAACCGTATGAGGTAATAGTTGGCGCTCCAGCAGAAAAACCAGCTAATTGATAAAAGGTAGAACCCAAAGTGGTATTGATAAGCGTAATTTGCTTCCAGTTATAAATTGGAGAGCTTCCAGAACCAGCAAAAACGCAATCAATTAAAGTAACAGTTTGCGTTCCATCTGCACCAAGCAAGTGACAAGAACTTGCGTATTGCCCTTGAATTGTTGCAGTAGTATTCGTTCCAAGATATATATCGCAGTTAGAACTAGCAATAGTGACTTGAAGCCAAAGTTTGCTGACGTTATTAAATTGCGCCCATGTAGTTGTTGAACCAGTTTGTTCTTCAGAATAATGATCGTTAAACGAGGCATTAAAGAAGTTTTGAAACAGGCTTGGCGTTGTTGTTTGATTTTGAGTAGCGCCCCCGATAACAATCAATGAATACGAGTTTGTCGGAGGTGTTGCATACCAACCTTGTGCATTACCATTATTAAAGTCGTTAATAAAAATTATTGAAGCAACAAAACCACCGGGTGCAGACGCAGGGACAATCCTTGTGCCAATACCGCCATATTGAACTTGGCAGTCATAAAACGACCAATTGTAAACATCGTTAATATCACGAACAACAGCGCCGCCTTGCAAATTAACTTTTCTATGAACACCATAGGCTTCGTAAGATGAACTTGCGCCTGTTGGCGGGTCACTAGAAATTTGCATCATGATGCCAGGATAAGTCGAGCTTATAGTGGCTTCTTGGATGCTAATGTCTTCAATCACATCGTAACCAGTATGCCTAAAAACAGTTCCAGAATAAGAAACTGCGGCAGCATAGACTTTGATGTAAGTTCCTGCAAGACTTTCACCTTGCCAAGAAAGAATGTCAATCGCTTGAGTAGGCGTGTATTTGTATTTACCAGCAGGGAAAAACAGTTTTTTATTGTTTGTGTAAGCATACGAATTAGCCGCCACAATTGCGCTGGTGACATCTTGTGTCAATGTTCCGGCTTGCACATCAGAAATTTGTGCAGCAGTCATATAGTCAAAAACATTGACTACTGAGCCAGTAATCATTGAAAAAGATGCTTTAGTTAAAGACATTTTTATTCCTTAAACCATGTAGGTTACTGAAAAGTAGATGTTGTTTGCGTTGCCGGATGTAGCAAGATCGGTTGAATTAAAGTTTGAATTGTTTGTTGAACCGTTCTTGAACAATCTAAATTGTGTGCCGCTAGTAATGCCGCCAGTAGGCAATGCTGAAGGTGAAGCATAGTTCCCAGTATCAGGGTTAGTCCATGTTTGACCAATTGCAGTTACAGACGATGAGAACGGCAAGCCTGTAATGTAGACTTGACCAGAACCACCCGATACTGTGCCGCTGGTGTAAAAAGCACCAATTACAGTTACGATTCGACCAACCCTAGTATATTTGCAAGTTTGAGCTTGCACGCTAATGCTGCTGAAGTTGCCGCCAGCAGTAGTCAATCCAAGCGACCAAGTACCTTCTTCATACCAAGTCAAATTCTGGCTTGTCATCCCCGATGCGGGGGTGTTGGCTGTGAAGTTTATGCCATAGCCAGAAACAGATTGCGTAAAGTTTCCGTATTGATCTACACGCCAGCACTCTTTTCCGTTGTCGTAACCATTACGATATGTCCAAAACGAAACAAATGTCGATGCGTCCCCACCTGCATCCGAACTGCCCGTTTGAAGCATTCTGACGGAAGCACCTCGATTGGCAAAAGCTGGATTATTGCGAATGCCGATTTGCAATCCATTTGAAACCGTAGTGCTTGCAGACGGATTCATAAAGTCCATGACTTCACGAACTGTGGCTGTTTGATTTGCTGCGTTGGTAAAGTTCCAATCGTTTGCGTACAGCGTCTGTAATCCGTTAAAGGTTTGCGCAGCGTCGGTGCGAGCTGCCGTAAAGTTAGCGTCGGGCGTAGTCATTACCCGTGTTGATGCTGCGGCTGGCCCCGCAACTTGTAAAACTCCTGAAGTAGCATTTGACTGAATTTGCAATGGCCGCAAAGCGTTGTTGGCAACTTGAACAGTTACCCCACTTTGGTTAATTGGCAATACTTCAGTTCCCGCAAGCGGTGTGGTCGCTGCGGTTAAATTTGAGATTTTACTGTTTGACATTTTAAGTAAATTCGTAAATGCTCAAAGTCATGGAAGCACTGTCATTATTTTTTAATGTCCAAGTTGTTCCATTGTTAATAATTTGCAACTTATTGCCGCTTGTTGTACCAACTTGACTGCCATTGTAAATTGAACTTACATAAGCACCAGCACCACCATCAATATAAATATCGACAGCAAAAGCGCCACCAGTAGGAAATGATGCGCCGCTATTAAAAACTCTGACCACAGCTTGTTCAGTGCTTAAACCAGGCAAACCTAAATCGTAAGAAGCGCCAGATGTTATTGTTGTTTGTATTCCATCAACGACCCGAGTTATATCTGTTGGACGATAAGGATAAACAATGGTTGAATTTGATTGATAAAAATTGTGACCGCCTAAATTAATTCCATCACCAACATAAATTCCTGTTGAATAAACAACAGTACCACAATAATTTCCAGTTGGAATAAGAATAAAGCCTCCATCAACAGAAGCATTTTGAACTTCGGTTAACAAAAGCGTTCCAGACAATCTACAATTAGAAATAATTACTTGAATAAAATATGGCCCAATTGCTTGATCTGCTGCTGGAGGTGTTAACTGTAAAGCATAATAACTTGATTGCGATGGTACTGTTCCATAATCTAAATTACATTCGGAAAAAATAATTTCTGAATTTGGAACATAGCCCGATGTTGTTGCTACGCAATTATCAAAATAAATAATGCCAGAGCCAGCATTTTGATTGGCAACAATTTTTAACCATTGAACATTTTGTGATTGATAACCAACACCATAGGTTTCATTATCAAATCCATTGCCATAAAGACCGCCGCTATTTCTTGCGCCACGATTGCCGCTATTTAATGGGTCAGTTGTGTTTAAATCTTGTCCGTTGTTATTAAACTGACAATTTTCAAATTGAGCAAATAACATTGATTCACCCGAACCACCATGTCGGCGATTCCAATTAAACTGCGAATCTCTTACAGTTATGTTTTGGAATCTAGGCCAAGCAGAACCAGTGCCTGTTCCTGTATAAATTTCAATACCGTCAGTAGCGCAATAATTTGCAGAGCAGTTTTGAATTAACAAATTGGTAACGTGTCCAATAATTCTAAAACCACTGCGACCGCCGTCTTCGCCGCCGCCAGAGCCACCAATGTTTGTTTGGTTTTGCCGATTGCCATTGATATGCACATTTGTCAAAACAATGTTTGAATAAGTGCTTGTATTTCCATTAGCGCCAATTGTTATAGGTGCAACAAAATCTGTGCTGCCAGCAATTGTTATAAAGTTAAAATTTTGAATTGTTATGTTTGAAACAAGATTCAAAGTCGTAACAGCATAAGTCTTGCTACCACCATCTAAAACGCCGCCAGCACTTAAAGCATTGATTGCCGCTTGAATGGCAGAAGTATCGTTGGTTGTGCCATTACCAACAGCGCCAAAGTCTGCGGGGCTAACAGTCTGTTGCAACTTAGCTTGAACCGTAGTGGTTACTGCGCCTGTGCCGCCTTGGTTGTAGGTTACATCAGTAGCAGGCACAATGTTGGCATTGGTTTGCAAAACAGCAGTCGTAAAGTCCACCACAGCGCCCACATGGAGGCCAGTAG